CTGCCAAATATAACATGCAGAGCAATGCCCAACTCAAGGTGGTTTTTAACGAGTTTACCACTCGCATATCAAATCTTCACAAACTTCATAACTAATACCCTATCTGTGCCACGTTGCGTGTGGTCATGCGGGGGGCCATGAGTCCAAAAGCGCCGCCGATACGGGCCATAGCTCCGTCGGCCAACGCCCCGCCAATGCCACGCACAAACTTAAACCCTCCGGCAATTAGGTAATCGGTCACATCATCCAGGGAGTTCCTGGTCTGTGCCTTACCCAAAGCGTTGCCAGATAGGCCTGCAGCCACATTAGGTATCCACTCGTACACTGCGGTGAAATGGAATGTTAGTCCCACGCCATCGGGTAATCCAGCGAACGTCGCAGTAACGGACGCGCGCTGATCACGCAGCACTGGACTGCTCGACGCAGCGGGGTCTGACCAATTCATATCCGCAACAGACGGCTTCCAAACTATCTCCAATGTGTCCACGGGTGTGCGACCGTAATGCTGACATAACGTCGACACCCCGTCTGGGGTATAAGTAACTCCTCCCACGTTGTCCACGGCGCCCGCTGGCAAGTGTCCCAAATGAATGCGACCTGAGCGAGAAGCCTCTGAACCGGGATAAGTAATCTTCATACACGCGGCTACACACCTCACGGCGCTGGTGTTCTCCCTCAGGAAAATCCTCCCGGGGGAATCGAACTTTGCCTCGAGAGCTGCCGCCGAAGAACCATCCGCCGCAAGACCGACGACCAATTCTGAGCGCGAACCATTCGGGTAACCCGGGGTCCAATGTACAAACCCAGCAGTAGGACCGGGAGTAGCGCCGGCAGCGTAAGTAACAAAACTCTCAGCACGAAACAAGAACCCGGATTGGGTCCCTGAATACACTGGGTGTACGAGGGGAGCTGCACAAGGATCTGCAAGTAGTCGAGCATATGCTGCAGCGCCCACATCCAACATGCGGCCGTTTCCCCTCACTGAAACTCTCGCTCTCCTAGCCTTACGTTTAGGCAATCGCGGTCGCTGTACACGCCGCTTAGTGTTGCCAATGCGTTTACGCATAATGTCACGTTAAGACTAATCTAAACTGATGAAAACTATCACTATCTCAAAATATGACACCCACCAACAGTTATTCACCTGAACACGAACTTAGTCGGGTCTATCGACCTCCCGAAAGTCTCAAAGGACCGGCCCACAGCCTCTATGTCGTCCATGCTCTTGGCGCTGTCCAAAGCCTCCTCCACCTGTTGCAACTCAAACAGCGAGATTTTCAACTGGGCACATGCCGACATGATGCCGTCGGCCTCGGTGCAAGGGTATGCGCCCTGTTTCACCTTGAAGACCAACTCGCGATCAGCGCACAAATCCCAATCGGTGGTATCCCAGCGTCGCCTCGTCACACGCTTTAACGCTCGCGCGTAAGAGTGTAACACAGGAGTGCGTTCGCCTAAGTCCAGCACAGCATTGACTTTCGCCATGACGTGCCGTCTCTGCTCGACTATGGTTGGGCCGTGCCCAACAGACAGCCGGCTAATAGCTCGCACTAGCATAGGTATGCTCGATGTGCTGGATAGAGGGGTGGGGTAATGACGCGAAAGGAAGACGACGCCCATGTCACCGGGTACGTCCTCAGGCTCGAAATTCATGCCCAGAGCTGAAGCTGCGGCAGAAAATCCGGGCCCCGCGCCCTTGGATGTGAGGCAGTCATCGCCAAACACCAACTTGATGGAAAGCCATGATGCGTCGCAGCCGAGCCCGTCCTCGCGACGCCCTGCGTATGATGTGTATCCCACCTCATTGCTGTTCTTCATAGTGGTGAAACTGCTGCCCGAAGCGGTGCCATCAATGGTCACCACAATCTTAGCCTTCTTCGTACGGGCCTTGACGCCAATCTCCTCCCTAATGAGCTTGCTGCACTGAGCAACCTCACTAGGAATGAAGCAGCTAGATGTGGTGTCGGCAAACCACATTCCAGCATCACGGGATACGCTCGCGTCCATTTTATGCGCATCGTAAGG